TTCTCCAGTTTCTTCTACTGGATTAATAGAATAGATTATCTCAACCTTGAAATCTGGAGTGTCTTGACTTGGAGTATTTACTCCTATAGCTTTAGCTTGTGAAATTTTATAGCTTTGACCATTCACATCAAAAAATCTGTCTGGCACTATAGCTATAGATTTAACATCAGACTCAATATACATTTTCCATTTATAAACTCTATTTCTAACATATCCGAATCCTTCTACTCTTGTACCATCCACAACCTCAGAATTAAGAATAATTCCACTATGTATTGTATTTGCTAAATCAGTCGATGATTGCGGCAAAAGATAACTGATAGAGCTTTTGGTTTTATCATTTTTAGGATAAAAAGCCTTTTCCATTCTTGAAATTTTCTCAACTGGATTTCTATTAAAACTAATACCAAAATCTTGCTTAATTTCACTATCTTTCCAATCTGCTCCAAGAATACCTCCCCAACACATACCCAATGAGGCTGGAGTACATAAAGCATCTTCAAGAGTTACATTAATTTGTTTACCATAATCCCAACAAATTAATCTTGCATTTTTTAAGCCGCCTCGCGCCCATACATTTTCAGCAGTTTTTTCAACAGAACTTATTCTCAAAGTATCTATATAAAGTGCCGGTACATAATAGACATCTCCACTACCATCTTTCTTTTTATGAATACTATATAAAGTTACATCGGCAACTTCCTTAATACCATATTGGTCAAATATATTCAACGTATTCACCTCTTTATTAAGAAAATTGGCTATTGAACTATTTCATTCAATAGCCAATTAATGCTATTTATTAATATTCTGTAGCTCCAATAGCTTCTCTGTCATCGTCGCCTTCAGCAGAAACTTTGAACATTTCAGCATCATCAAGGAGATTGAGATTTTCTGTGTCCTTAACCATTGTAGAGCCGTCATTTTCTTCTTCGTTTTCAACAACGTCATACTGGATAAGTTTAACCATTACGCCATCATCTGGACGAAGAACAGTTAATGTCATATCGAATACTGTTGGGTCGCCTTCAGCTTCAAGAGTAATTGTTTGTTCAGAAGACATCTTAGCCTGTGGAATTACAAACTGGAATCTCTGGTCTTCACCAGTAGCCTTACTTCTTGCGTAAGTATCGCCTACAACCTTATAAGTGCCAGGGAACTTTTCAGCAGAAATTTCAATTGTATTACCAAGACTATTATCACCATATGCTACTGAACGTGTCCACTTTAAGTAAACTTCGCCCTCAGCGATTGGTGCGCCATCCTGATATGGCTGCATTGTATTGAGGGCAATGTAAACAGCCTGTGCTGTATTTTCGCCCTCTGAAGGAACACCCTTGCTATTGCCGGCAGGAACAATGAATGAACGCTTAGCAACGCATTTTTCTGTTCTATCAATTCTCTTAGTTTCCTTAACACCCTTTGTGAAGTCATTGCCTTCATAAGAACCTAACATAGCACTCATGCTTGCTGGGCTATAAAGAGCATCCTGAAGTGTAAGAGTGATTTCCTTACCGTAGTCCCAAATAATTAACTGAGCGTTACCCTTACCACCTGTTGCAGCTGTCTGTTCTGCTGTCTGTTCAAGTGTTGATACCCTTAATGTATCGAGGAAAAGAACTGGAACATATCTATTAACTGTTTTATTGATTTTTCTTACTTTGATGTTTGAAACTGTGCAAGTTGCTTCAAATGTTTCATCATTAGCATCAACATCAACAGTGTGAATAAGACCATTAGCAACAATCTTTTCAGCCTGCTTGTCTGTGATGTAACCATTCTCATTTATCATCCAAGCAATCTGCTCAATCTTCTTTGTACCATGTCTGTCTACCTTAAAGATAAGACCCATTGTACCAACGATTACAAGAGCAAGATATTCAACACCTGCAAAGATTGTATCTTTATAATACACTATATTTCCATTCCTATCTGTAAATGAGAAAACACCTTTATCATCTGTGGCAAGCTTTTTGTAATCAACATTTCTTAAAAGATAAATATATGCGCTTGCTGCTGTATCTACATTATCAACAGAAACATAAATTGCTCTATTTGAAACCTGATTAGGGGTATCTGGAGAAATTATTACATTACTTACTTCTGCATTGCTCACAGCAATAGCATTTAAAGCTTCTAATACAGCATCTAGTGCATAACCCTTATTAATTGAGTTAGCTGTTGGCTCATATTTGTATCTACCATCATTATCATTTGTATTCATTTGTAATTCAGAAGTAACTGTGTATCCGCCCTTAACAGAAGTAATCTTACCTAGTGCAGATGCTTCTCCATAGTCTAAAGCTTTCTTTTTCTTTCTAAGTGCATCTATTGCATCATTAATGCTTTTACAATTTTCATTTTCTTTCCACATTGTTGCAGAGAGAAGAACTGTATCTTTATCATTTTTATAATTTTCATAATTCTTATATGAAACTTCAAGAGTTCCGTTTTTATTATAAGAACCGCCCAAGAAATTAGGATTAAAATATCCCATTTCATCATCAACAACTAATTCAGCATAATTCTTATAAGTAACATCATAAGCCTTAGCTTTATAAGTCTTAGAATTTAACATTTTAATTGCTTCAGTTACGTCATCTAAAAGATAAGAACCAGCATCAAAATTGCCTGCTAAACCAAGTACTACAACTTTTTCAGTTGAATTTGGAGCTTCAGCAAATTCATCATTAAATTCTAAATTTTCAAAAATTGCTGTATCAGTAAATTGATATCTTACACCAGTCTTCTTAATAAGATTCTGCTTTTTAGCAAAAAGCATAAGAACTTGTTCCTCATAAGAATATTCATGAGTACCATAATCTGCTGAAGTGCCATCTACGATTCCTTCTCCGTCAACTTCAATCTCAATTATCTGATCTGTATAATCATAATTATTAAAACCATCTGGTGTTCCATCAATAGGTTCTTTTGATAATACAGTAGCATTTTCTGGTACTGTATATGATTCTCCATTAAATTTAATAATAGCACCTTCTGCTGAAATTAAGTCTTCTGGAGACATAGACTCCTCAGTAGAATCTACCAGTGTAACAGTAATATTTATTTTTACTCTTGGCGGTTTATCATCGCATTCATAATTAGCATGAGTTAAAACATCAGCATCTGTAAATACGTATGCTTCAAATCCAGTATCTGCGCCCTTACCGCCATCCATCGGATAGACCATCTGAGTGGTAATAGCTCCTTTAAGAATAGAAGATACTGAAATTTCTCTCTGAGATTCATAGACTTCATTTTTTCTTTCAATACGGTAGAATGTTACATCGGCAACTTCTTTAATACCATGCTTTTCAAAAAGATTTAGATTAGCCATTCTTTATAACCTCCTATTTTTCTTTTAGGCTTTCGCCCCAATATTTCGATTTTATTTTTTTAGAATCTGCACCAGCACAAATCAATTTAATATCCTGATCCCACTTTTCTTTGGCTTGATAGCGAGCAATTAAATTATAAAAAGCAAACAAAGTTACATTTTTATAATCTATTCCGAAAACAGTCGCAATTTCAAGTAAATCTACTAAACTTTGACCATCTCCATTTTTTTCTTGTTGTTTTCTTTTCGCCGCATCGCGAGCTTCCCTTTTTAATCGAAATTTTCGAGCAATAGCCGATTCATTTTCAGGTGGGGGTTCTTTCATTTCTCGCTTATTATGTAGCCTAAGAATATCTTGAAAATCAGAATAATTTTGACTTGTAATTAGACGCCTATCTTGTGGTGCGCCAACTAATACAGAATTAATTTTCGGAAGTAACATTATATCTTCCTTTATAAAAGTAGCAAAGGCAGATTGCAACTCCAATAAAAACATATCGTCATGCTCAGCACTTTGAAGTAAATATGATAGCGGCTCAATGTTTTCAATTGGAATTTCTTGTCCAGTTTTTTCTTTAATTATTTTAACTATATCAACTTCAGTTAATAATAAAATTCCTAATTTACTATTATATGAGTCCATACCAAGCTTTAGAATTTCTCCCATAGTTAATGGAGTAACTCTACAAACGTTTGGTAATAAACTTGAATTTCCAGAAAAAGCATCTTCTTTAATTCGTTCAATTTGTCTATGAGAAAGCATTAATCTCAAATCCCATTACATAGCAACCCATTTCTTCCGTTAAGGTTGAAACTGAGAAACCGGAGTATTTAATTTCTCCTAATCCATTGATTCTTTTATCTTGAATACTTTTTCTAATCTCTGACATAATAGCAAAAGGACGAAGAGTATCCCCAACAATTAACCATTCCTCAAAAGGGCAATAAACATTTATCATTAATGATAAATTTTCATTATCTGAATTAGAATAGCTAATTTTACCTTCATCAAAAAGTAATACAATTTTACTTTCTGTGGTTTGGTCTTCTGCTGTAATTAATGGTACTACTCTTACATTTTTATTTAAAAGACTAAGCCCATTTATTTCATTTGGATGTAAGGCACTATTTAATGGGTCCATGTCTGTATTTTTAATTAATTTGCAGAGGTTTTGATTTTGCAATAATCTTTGAGCAATTTTTATAAGATTAGGACCAATTTCCTGTCCATATTTAACTGTTGAATCCATATCACTCACCTCTACTTATTATTCAAGAAGAAGTTTTTATCAAAGCCTACTTCTATCTTTTCAGATGTTCGCGGCTCAACTTCTCTTGTTAAACGTTCAGCAATAGTTACATAAGCAACATTTTTAATACTAATATTATCCTTTCCTGCAATTTGAAAGCCTCGTTCATTATAATCAAAATAAATGTCTTTCTTAAGAAAATCTTTATCCTGAGTTATAAATCTTGGATTACTATTTGGTTCTCTATATCCAGCATCAACAAAAGTAAAATAATCTTTTAATGTGGAATTTGTGGAACTAACAAATTTTACAGGAATAGAATATAATGTATCTCCATATTCGTTTGTAATATTAACTACACTGTCTAAACAAACTGCCTTATAAGCATAATAGCCTTTAGCAATTTTTTCTTCACAATGAAGAATAAGCCAAATTTTATTATACTCAATATCTTTTATTCTCTGATATATATAAAGAATCATTCCCGTTTTTAGCGGCGAATTTTTCGTTGAAATAAGTATATTAGAAATTAATTCACTTTCATTCCATTTATTAGGTTGCAAACTACAAATAACATCGCTTTCTTCATCATTAATTTGATAAATATTAGCTTGCCACTGGGTTTTTCGAAGAAATAATTCATCAAACTCTTTTTCTTTTCTATATTGAACTCGTTCTTGTTGTGTCTTGCCATGTAAATTCATTCTTTTTAAATAAACATCTTCAAAATAACTCATTATACATCAATCCTATCAAATAAGTTCATACAATCAAAGATTGTTTTTCGATAATATTTAAAAGATAGATAGCGACACGAGGATAATTTATTAAACAGAGAATAATATTCAATTGTTTTTTTATTATCATCATAACCCATAAGTTCAATAAGAATTGAGTCTAAAAACTTTTCCCACTCACCATCTTTTTCTCGTTCCCTTAAAAGACCATAAAGCTTTTTCTTCATATTATCTTTATAGCCTTCTTTGTAAGTCTCCTTTACATCTATCATCTAAATCGCCTTCTATTTTGCTTATTGCCACCAATTAAGCGACTATACTTGTATGGTTTTTTCTTTCTGGAACGATAATAAATGGCTTCAACTTCTTTTGCCTCCTCTTTCGCGGCTTCTCGAAGTTTTAAAAAAGTATCTAATAAATGTGCTTGTGAAAAATCAGCCTCATCATATTGAGTTTTTATATTTTCCCAAGTATCAATAGTTCTCTTTAACCATTCTTGTTTCATATATACCGATAAAACCTGAATTTCTTCTTGAGAAATATCTTCATCAATAAATTCCTGAGTTTCTTCATTAATTTCTAAACTGCAACGTGGAAATTTAAAATATGGAATGGCAGAATTTAAAAATTCTCGCCAATCCTTAATAAAACATTCTAAATCTTCTTTGGAATAACATCTAGCCCAGTCATCTTCTCCAACTTTAGCTAAAAAAGCATCGTATACTGTCATAAGTGAAGTCATTTATATCACCTTACTTTTCTGCTGCTTCAGCTTTTTCAATCTGTTTTTCCATTGAAATTGCACGGAGAATGTCTGTTCCAGGTACTCTTTTTTCTAAATAATCAATTTTATTCATATCCATGAGTTTATGAAGAATTGCATAATTTATTACACTATTAACTTGTGTTTCAGAAACATTATCTAATTCTCTCTTAAAAACATCAATTGGAGAGACAGTTAATAAAGTTTCAATCTGTTTATCTGATAAAACGATGATATTAGAAGGCTCTGTTGCACCCTCTTCCTCAAGACCTAAATCAATTTTATCTTGCATATCTTCAATATAAAGTATACCTCTATCAATCATTTTTCTAAAGCCGTCATGCCAAAGAATTTGTTCCATAGTTTCATAAGGAATTGGAACTGTTTGTCCTTTTGCTGTCCAACGTTTATTGATTCCATATTCTGGAAGTTTAACGCTAACTGTCTTATTTACCATATTCTTTAATTTAACCATTCTTGTTGCCATATTTAATTCCTCCTTTTAACTCAAAAATGGCGAGTGAGACTATCTCACTCACCATTCTCTATTACAATATTTTTATTTTTTAATTAAACTGTTTCTGATGGATACTTTGTGTCAGTAGTGCTGAGTGAAGTATTCTCATAAATGCACCAGTTGTGATGTGTAAGAATTGCAACACCGACTTTTTTATAAGCTTCAATTTCAAAGCTTCTATCTCTACCCTTGAATTCGTCAATTCTTGTTGGTCCTTCAAGAACAATCTTAACAATCTTTTCTCCGCCTGTTGGGAAGATGTAAGCAAAACCAGGGTTAATCTGTGTTACTGTATTTGTTTCATCTGTATAAGACTGTGGCATCTGAATAATAGGTGTGCCGCGGAAAGAAGTAATATAACCAGTATTAGCAATATCTTCAATATCCTTAGGTGAATACTTCGGAGTTGCACCAGCATAACCTGGAGTACCATTAAAGATAGGCATACCAATTGCGTCAGGGCCCATGCCTGCGATAAATTCTGGAGCAGCAAAGATAGCAGCTCTACCGCCGCCATATGACTTAGCTACTGCACAAAGGTCAGCCATTGCATCTGCATCAAAAGTAGCAGAAACATGAATATTCTTTGCTGGACGGGTATTAGCATTTGCAGCTGCAATAAGAGCTTTCTGAACTTCGCCCATAATAGCTTCTTCAAGACCTTCAAGAAGAATCTGTGTTGATTCTGCGATATCTTCGTCGCCGCAAATATATCTTTCATAGTCAATATAAGCAGCTCCACCGATTGCATGACCACCAAGTTCAAAAGTGTCTGCATCCAGTCTGAATGATTCATAAGCACCTGAGAGTCCAACTTTTGTAATGAACTGCTTTGCTCTCTGACGGCCGCGTTTTACTCTATAAACAATCTTCTGTCCATCTGCTGTTGTCTTAATCTCAGCAAAAGAACCCATATATGCTTCAATATAATCTGGAATAATTTCATCATAAGCTTCTTCCATAATTTCAAAAAGGTCCATCTTATTTCTCTGATATGTTCTGTAGTCAGAAGCAAGAGCATGGATTTCCTTTGAAAGACTTTCTTTTACATCCTTAGTAGAAAATTCTGTTGGGTCTGGAGTTGTGCCCTTAAAAGAACATACTACTAGATCTTTAATTGCATTTAAATCTGCCATTTTTTCTCAAACCTCCTTTCTAAAATTAAACCGTAGCAGGTTTATTAATAAATTCAAACATGAAAGCTAATGTACCATCAGCATTTGTATAAGCCTTAACAACCTGAGCATATACATTGCCAAGAGCATCTTCAGGCTCAACACCGATTGTAAGCCTACCATTAGAACCTTCAACTACACAAGCATAAATAACCTGGCCTCCTGCAAGGTCATCCTTTATAGCAGTATAAAATTCCTTAGAATCTTTCTGTGGATATACAGAGCTATCCCAAGCCACTGCGTTAGTTGTAATTCTTTCGCCTACTTCTGTAAAACCAATTCTTGGGAGAAATTCACCGCAAATCATGCAGAAATTTCTACGACCAGGAGTAAACTGATTATAAATCATTTCTGTTGAATAGTTAATACCCATAGGGAATCCCTTATCGCTAAGAGCTTCTGAAGGAACAGTAGCAATCTTATTAACCTTATCTACCATAAGGAACGCACCATTCTCACCATAAATTTTTCCAGCGGCTGCCTCAGCAGGAGTCATTGGAAAATTTGATGCAAACACTTCTGGGTCGAGTTCGCACTGAGCTTCAATTCTTCCATCTCTTGTAAAAGATACCTGATTAGGTTCAATCTGACCATAACCATTACAATCAAAAAACTTAATTGCCATTATTTATTACCTCCTTTCTTGTTCTTTCTTAAGATTCTAATTGCTCCGCTTTCAAATTTATCTCCATCGGAGCCATTATTCTTATAAATAAGTTCTTCAGCATGATTATTATTAAGAAGCCCTTTATTAGCTTCATATGCTGCCATACAAACTTCTTTCTTGAAGTCTGCTACTGAGTAATTAGCCATAGCGTCCTTAAACTCCTGAATCTTTTCATCAGTTAAACTATTGCTAAATTCCTCAATAACTGAATCTTTCTGAGCCTTTTCAATTTCAGACTTAAAATTCTTTAAATCTTCAATTTCTTTCTCATAATTTGCTTTAGCTTCCTCAAGAGTAGCCTTTTCAGTTTCCATTTCTGCAATTTTAGTTGTATATTCTTCAATAGCAGTCTTGTTTTCCTCAAGAATTGCTTCTAAAACTGCTTTCTCTTCTGTAAGAGTAGCTTTTTCTGTCTCATAAGTAGCTTTTTCAGTTTCAAGTTCAGAAACTTTAGTTTCAAGCTCTTCTTTTGCTGATTCGAGAGAAACTTTTTCAGTATCCCATTCAGCCTTTTCTGTTTCATAATTACCCGCTGTAGCTTTAATTGCTTCTAAAGCCATAGCCTCAGATTCAGTAATATCAACAATCTTTACATTTACAATTTCTCCAAGAGTAACTGTATCTGATGCATTATCCTTTGTGTAATAAACTCTTACGCAGGAATAGTCCTTTTTCTTCTTACAAAGAGCATATTCATCATATACATCCATGATGTAATAATCTAATGCCCAGCCGCCTTCCTCAGTATAATTAGGATTTAAAGCTGTAAAGATTAAATCATATTTCTCATTATCTGGTAATCTAAAATCTGCGATACCCACTTTATCACCTTCCTTTTTATTTTTTGTAAATTGGTCAAGACATTCTTTAATATGATTATACAAACTAAAGAACGCCGCGCCCTCAAAGCATGGTTCACAATCATCACCTAAAGCCTGAAGACCAACTAAGCAACCATCTGTGAAGAAGAAAAATGGTTGATTATCATCCTCAGAAATTCTCCATTCTCCTTTAAAGGTTTTCTTATAAATCTCCATTGATTGAGATTTGCTTGGAATTAATTTAGCTTCAGGATAAAGGCCTGTAAAGAGATAAGCATCTGCTGTTGCATATTCTCTTTCAACACCATCATCATCTAAGTGTTTTTCCCATGCAAAATTTGGATTTTCTGGAATTATTCCATAAATTCTTCCATCTGTATTATCCTCTCCATGCCCCTCAAAATCCATAGCATCTTGATCAAAGATACCTTTTATTGGTGCATAAGGAAGAGATGAAATTAATTTTTGAGCAAATTCCTCTGATATATAAGTGCGATTTCTATTCATTCCCCTATAAAAAATTCGTACTCTGGTTTTAGAAAGTGTTTCAGTCAACTTTTGAATCTCTCCATACATAGTAACTTCAAATTTTAAAATAGAGGATTCCATATTAGAAAAGTTAATTATATTATCCATTGTCTTTATTCACCTCCTCTTCAGAATCTTTTTTATTAGAAGAAGAATCTTCAGTAGAAGTATCTTCTTTTTTAGTATCTGTAGAAGAAGTTTCTTCGATCTTAGCTTTATTAGCATCTTCTGCTGCTTTTGCAGTGACTGCATTTGTTTTGCCAGATTGAGTGTAAGCAGATTGTAATGGTTTTAATACTTCATCAAGATTTAACAGTTCATTCTCTAATTCCTTTAAATCTGCTAAATTGGTCTGGTCTATACCAGTAGCCATAATAGGAGTTAAGAAGCTATATCCAAATGCGGCTAAATCTTTAGCTTTACTTACATATTCTTCCCAATTGTAATAACTAATTGGTAGAATTAATAATCTAAATTTAACTTCTCTTGTTCTAAATTTATAATTTAAAATTGTGCTATAAAAATGAGCAAATTTTTGTCCTAAAATCATCATCATTGCTAAGTCATTATTTAAAGATAATTTGAGGCCCGCGTCAGTTGTAGCACAAAAGAGCTCCTTAGAAACACCAGCACTTTCATAGATTAAATCTTGTACACTATTTATGTCTGTTTTTCCGTCGTCCTCACTACTTAAATCAAGCAAATCAATCTTATTGTAAGTAGTAACAACATCAACATCTGGATTATCGCGAAGCATTTCAATAACACCTTCATGCATTTCTTCCGCTTCATCTGGTTCAAATACTAATTTAAGACCATCAGTTCCAACTTGCTGTACAAATATTTTCTTCAGTGCTTGAAGATTTCTTTTCTTATCAATTTCTTTATAATCATCTAAATCATCAAGTAAAGGAATTAAGTCTAAAAAGAAAGGTGATTCATCAAAGAATGAAAAATAAACTCCCATTTCTGCCGGCAAGAAAATCCAACAATTTTTACCTTTATGTTTGTAATTATAATAACCTTTTTGAACTACTTTAGGATAAGTTGATAAAATTTCTTTTCTCAAATCTGCATCTCTAATAGTATCAAAAAATTTCATATTAAACTCTACAATATCAATATCCTGTTGATTTTTGTAGCGGCTACGACAATATTCAAAAGGTAAATCTTGAATTACTACATAATCTCCTGTATCGTGTATAAGACCGTAATAACCGCCTTTTACTAAAACTGTTTTTGCAAATGTAGTACTTTTTCTTTCTATTTCAAAAGAACTACAGAAATCAGAAGCATTGTAATAAGCTTTAGCAATTTTTTTGTCTGTAAGTTTTTTCTTATCATTTGTGACGTGCGGCACTAATATCCAAGAATATGTTAAGAATGTAGCATAATGAAGTATAATTCTTTTATATAAACCACTTACTTCAAAAAAATGTTGAGATAATTCTGCCTTTTCGACTGCATCCCCATATTCAACAATTCTTAAAATTTCTTCTTTTGTATATTTAACTCTTCTTTCTCTCAAGGAACGTGAATCTGAGCGAGAGTATGCTGCTTTAGAAGTTGCAATCATATCTTTAATTGCTTTCTTAAAGGTAGTGACTCTTTGCTCTTGTAATTTTTCTTCAACTTGTTTATTATCCACGTGCTATTTCACCTCCCTTTTTTAAAGAATGTTAATTTTCGTTTTCCTCCAAGACCACGATTTCTACGCCTTGTATTATTTTCAGTTTCCATAGTAACAGCACGATAAATTCCCATTTCAAGAGCAGAGAATTTATCTTTTAACATTCTTTTATTAATTTGCTCAACTGAAATTTGATTGTTTACTCCAGTAGGTTTAATTCTCAAATTCATAATTTCATTTATCATTATTGAAGTTAATTCGTGCGGCATAAGTCTTGCAATTTTTGCTTCAGGCTTCATTTTTTGACCAGCTTTTGTACTCATTAACTTAACTTTTGCCTCTTGCTCTGAAATTAAAAATTTAATTGCTCCAGAGTAAACTTTAGCAAATAATGTGGAGTGCATATCACTATTTATTTGACCAGTTGCTTTAATACCATAAAGAATTTTTTCACAACCTCTTGGCTGAATTCCTTCGTATTCATCTCTATTACTAAAGCCATAAGCTGGCAATACAATATTTCTTTCATAATCAAAAGTTTCTTTTATCATTAAGTCTGCAAAAGAAACACCTAATCCATTAATATCTATAACAACTTCTCTTGGATGAAATTTTTCCATTAAACGTTTTAATTCAAGTACTTGATGGTCAAATACTTTTTCGGAATCGTTCTTTCCAAGAATATAAATATTAACAACATTAAAATGCCATTCAGTATCATTTGGGAAAACCTTTATTACAACGCAAACTGTCTGACATCCGATTCTCGCAACATCCACTGCTAATAAGTAGAAACTCTCAATACCTTCTCTAACAATTTCGTGCGTTTCGGGGTTAACAAGTTTTCGCCGCGAGTCTAACTTTTCGTAGTCAAACCATGCTTCGCTTGAAGTACCAACAAATCTACTCATATATTCTTTAGCAAAACCACTTTCGCTAAAAGTGGAGGAAGTTTTAATTTCATTAAGGAAGTTTCGAGATAACAATCCGGTTAATACTGGAACTCTATAATCAAATCCAAGAATAAAGTGTTTAGAAGGATTAATAATTGCCATTTCCATAGCTTCAATTGTTTTATCATAACAATAAGTATTCTTTTCGCTGGCTGAAGAAATCCATAATTGAACTTGTTGAGGTTCGTTTGGATTAATTTCTTGATTACACATTGGCCTATCAATATTAAGCAGAGGTAAGATGATTTCATTTATGTCCTCACTTGAGTGATCCCGTTATACCCTCGGTTTCCCGATACTTTAATACGGGCGTAGACTATACTATCTAAGTGGGATTATAGCGTAAATAATTTTTAATTTTTTGGTAAAAAATTAATATTTTTTCTTTTGTATTTTAAATCTAATTTATAGTACATGGAAGGAAAATTATATTGTATTATTGGGGCAACAATTTCTAAAAACTTAATTGTATTTTTAGTATTACACCATAAGCGTGGATTGCCCTTATCATAAGTTAAGTGAAAATCTATATTCCATCTAAGTCTTAACTGAGATTGTAGCATCTTTACTTCTTCCGTTGAAAAGGATTGAACATTTAAATGAATTTCTCTCGATTTGTAATTGCCTTCGTATTTAGGGTCTTTTCTTAAACTTAAGCAACCATCATCAAGATACATTATTGCTAATGTAATTTCATCAAAACGATTCAATATTGTTTTACTTAATTTTTTCTTTCCATTAATATAAATTTTATTATATAAATACTTTAAATGCGAATCTTTATAATAAGCATATTTATATTCATATCCATTATTATCAGTGCATTCTCTTATACTTTTTGGTTTTAAATAGTTTTCAAGGAAGCGAACTTTTTCAGAAACATATTCAAATTGCCCTTTTCCATGTCTAAGATACAATTGGTCTTCTTTATTCATGCTACCATCAAATAAAATCATTCCAATTAATGCACTATTAAACTTATGATGTGTATCTATTTTTACCATAAAATCACTCCTTGACTAAAAGTCACACGAATTATTATTTATTATTTACTAGTCGTTGAACGTAATCCCTCACCATTATGTGTTAGGGAAGTTTCGATGCGTTTGAGGAGCTTGCATCCTCGGTAATCCAATCCAGTATATTTTTATGGTCTCACTTATACGTTCGCCGCATTCACGTTCACCGTTTCCAGTCACGTTGTAGCTATACTGGCTCTAAGGAGGTCCCCGCAGTTTAACCCATTTTTTGGTTCCGCCAATAATCACTCAGTAAGGATATTTAATTTTATTGTCATTTAGAAATTTTAGAAATTTTTTAACGGAACTCATCTAAAATTCCACAAGTTGCTCTGTTACCACGAGTTGAATTTAACGGACTCATGATATCAAGAGCAGAGCCATTTTTAAACGTTAATTTCGATTGTGTTACAATAGAATCGTTACTTCTATTTCTTAATATTTCTATTAAGTCCAGACTATATCTTCTTCCTTACGGAAGGATTCTATTTCGAGGCACTTGCCCCTACTCCCAAAAGGGATAGTCGTTGAATCAGTAATTATTAATAATATTTTTTCTAAATGACAGTAATTTTTAGAATTAATAGATATATAATTAATTCCGTGTTGTAAACAAGTCTCTTTTTTAATTTTATCTTTTTCAAGATAATAATTAAAATTTTCCATAGTGCGATGGAAATAAGGATTAAAAGAGTAGTGTTGTTGTCCATGATATTCTATAACTAAATTTAACTCTGGTAAGTAGAAATCAAAATAATGAAGGCCAATATCCCAATTTTTAAAATATTTTTGAACTTCATAATTAATATGATGCTCATCCAACCATTTACTTATAAAATTTTCTCCTGTCCTTTTAATTTTCCCACATTTAGGACAAAAACCAGAGTTCATTAAAGCTGTTGGTTTAACATTCCTTATAAAACCACAATCATTGCATTTTACTTTAATATCTGTTTTTACATTCTTATAAGGGGTTAAGATAGTAAATTTATTGGGGTATAGAGTATTTAATTCTTGAAAATATATAATATCATCTTTATCTTTACGTTGCCCAGAGCATCGCTGGCAATTGCATTGATTATTGCGTAAAATATTTGACACCCATAACTCATTAACATAATCGCATTTTAAACAAACAAACCTAACACAGTCTCCTTTATTACCATTCTTACTTTGCTTTTTCATAAAAAATTCTATATTATAAGCTTTCCCATTTAATAATTTTAAAACTTTGTCATGATTAACCTGAGTATCTTTCCTTAAAGAATGACATTTTGTACATATATATTTTCTTCGTGAACGAAATAACTCTCCAGTATTTACTGTGATTTTTCTACCACAACTTAAACATTTTATAATACTATTTTCTGATGAATTTTTTCCCATATAAACTATTGAAAATTTCTCGTCAGAAAATTTTTTATTTATTTTTTCTAAAAATTGTTTTTCTGTCATTTTATTCCTCCTTAAATTACTGATGCTGATTACCAATTGTTAGAACTTAGGATTTAACCTTATTCCATATATTCTTTTATTTCTACTTTCGTAACCTATTATATTTTAGAAGGATAAATATAAAGGTAAGAATATCTTTACGGCGTTCCAGCTTTATAAGAATCTTATTTTATCACCCTGTCACCAGAGCGTATGTCGTATTTACTTCAACATAATCGGTTCCAAAATTACCCCCTCCGACAATCTCATTTTTTAATAGTGGTAATAAGTCCCACAATTGATGAATTTTTTTGTTGGCAATTTTTGCACCTTGACTTTTACCTGGCCAATACATTTAATTAAGTTCGTTACGCTTAATTCATATAGCTTATAGTTTCCTACAAGATTAGACTATATCATCATCTCTATTAAAAGAGAGCTTGTTCTTTCGATTCACTTGAATCTACTCCCCAAGGGGATAGTCGTTGAACCAAAGTTTCCTCTTTGGTGCTGATTTCCCATTAATAGTTTTTAGGATTTAACCATGAACCATCCATTAATTTATTTCTACTTTCGTAACCTTCATATTTAGGATTTCAAATATTGTGGTATTAATGGCTTTAGGGCGTTCCAGCTTTTAAACAAGTTGTTCAATCCTCCTCACGGAAGAAGGGCGCATCCAGGTGTTCGCGCATTGGAAAACATGACTTTTTGGTCTAAATATACAAATAAGATACAATGCAAGAATACAGATAAAACTTTTGCCGGCGGCACGAGGAGCAATTGTTAATACTCGTCCATAGCGTAAACAAGCTCTTAAAAATAAGCGTTGAAAGAATTTAAGCTCAAATTTTGAATCACTTGGAGTAATTAAGTCAATAAAACAATCTGGATAAACACTCCAATGTTCACAGAATTTTTGATATAACGCCTTGTTCATATCAATTCTACGACTTGTTATTATAGCTCCTTTTTCAAGCTCTATCCCATCTTTAAAGAATCGTTTCATTGTTTCTTTAACAACATGGTTGACAGTAGTTGTAAGTAATTGATTTGGTTCTGTTATATTCATAATATCACCTTATAATTCAACTTGGAAGTCATCGTCATCATCTTCCATGTTTTCTTTTCTCATGTATCTTCTAAACTCATCTTCGTCAAAATCTTCGTCCTCAAGTTCGGCGGCAATCTTCAGATTTTGGATTCGTTCTTCAATTTCCTCGGCAACGCCACTTTCATTAACATAAAGATATCGTAGCCAATTCTTTATATTTTTTTCAGTATTATCAACTTCATCTTTGACGGCACCCTTATAACAAGGATTCTTCCAACCTTTCTTTTCTAAGTAAGCAAAAACTTCACCAAAACTATCAAATTCATTTGCTTCTTTAACATTCTTTGGAGTAAGATTAGAAAGTTTAGAAAGTTCATCGTAAGCCTTTAAATCATCTTTAAAACTTACCCCGGCACGGATTTTTTCTTCAATAATCAAAGAAATTTTACATAGCTTTAATGCTTGGTCTTCATTGAGTGCCCCAACAACATTTTGAGAATCTAATATACCTTTATGTAAATTTTCGAGATACATTAAGTCTTCTTCATCATAATTACTACCCCATTTCCTACGTAAATCTGCCTGTTGTTTTTCTTTTAATGAAGGAATTGCATCCTCAACTCTTTGTTCTTTCTGAAGTTGTAAGTAAGCTTCATTATACATATACCAATCTAAATGTTTATACTGTTGTTCTCTAAAAATAGCAATATAAACACCTAATGTATTATTACCGTTCGCGGCGTAAAGTTTCTCCCATTCTTCTGGTATAAAAGGTACGTCCGCCCATTGACAAATCTTATCAACAGTATTCCATCTTTCCTCTGGTGGTGCGGCCGCAATCATTTTAGCTAAACATTCGCGGCAAACAGGTAAAGACCCAGAAAACATTGGAGAGTTAACTGCTATATAATGAGCAGTAGTTTTATCTTCTTTACATTTATAACAATTTTTAACGGCCATTAGTATCACTAACAGATACTTCATCCATTACATTACTAACATTTATTGTCGCGGCATCATTAGTTGGCTTAATAAGTGTTCTTTTCCCTTTATCATAATCTTTATTATTCCCAACAACATCCTTAGCAAGTTTCAACATAGAAATCTTATCTTTATAAGGTCTCTTAGAATAAGCCTCAACAATATCTGTAACAAACTCAACAAAATCTTCTTTTTCTTTAACCCCCAGTATGGCGGCAAATCCAAGTAAATCAATTAACTGAAAATCTTTAAAACATTTAATTAATTTTTTCTCTAATCTCATAATAGTTTAACCTCCTTTTTCTTTTGTCTAATTTCTTTATCACATCTTTTACATCTTCCAGTTAAACCATCAGTAGATTTGCTCTTTTTAACAAAGTTTCTTGGGTCGCGCAAAAGTTCTTTATGACAACAATTACAAACTTTCCAGCTCTTATCATAATTTCTATTAATCCATTCATCATAATTAAGTTCTGCGGCGTCGGCAATTAGTCCAGTAATCTTATTCCAAATTGTACTAATATAGTTCTCTTGATGAGTAATATTAAGCTCTTTCTCTAAGTTTCTTGAAATTTCCTTGTTTGGAAGTCTAAACTTCTTATCTCTAACAATTAATAATTGTTGTTCCGATAAGTTTGCTTTCTCAATATAAAAATCAAGAGTCCATAAAAGACCATGTAAAGGCGAATCTGGAATATTTTCGATTGCGGCCTTAATTTCCCAGTAATTTAAAATAAGTTGATAAATGTGATTCTTATCTAAGAAATTAAAATAAGGTTTGTTGTTAAGTTGTCTTTGAAGAATTTCTTCCTCAATATTCTTAACCTTAATTTCTTTTCCTCTGTTACTACGCGGCTCGCAAAAATCCTTATCATGTTCATACCTCATAATGCCGCGAGGATAAATTGGATAATTCATTTGCGTATCTTGCACGCACCCATAGTATGTTGCTTTATTTTGTGGCGGCGGCAGGATAGGATAAATAGAATCTTTTAATAAATACTGGTCTCTTCTCATTTCAATTAAATTGTGCTTTAAATAGTAAATGGTTTTTTGTGAAAGCGGGGTATAGTCTTCCGGCATTTCAACTTTTCCAGTATTAATATCAATAATTCGTTGAATCCTATCAATTTCTTCCCACAGTTCTTGCATCCCAGGAACATCTTTAAGTTTTTCTCTATCAATTTTAGGTTTAACCTTCTTATATATAGTAGATGTTTGCCTTAAAAGGCTCTCATTAAAAGTAGGAGATTCAAGTAAGGCATCTAAAGAAACCGGTTCTGTTTTAGAATAA